CCAGCAGAAACCTACTGGTGGTGGTAGAGCTAGGACTAGTGGTGGTAGAACTGGTGGGGCACGAACAGGTGGTGGAGCCCAGGTGAGTGGTGGGACACAGACTGGCGGGCGTACTCCGCAGCCCGCTCCTCGCCCAACAACACCTCCTCCTGCGTCTTTACAGACACCGCCTCCTGCTAACCCTCGCCCAACTGGTAATGCTCCAAGACCTGCTGGGGCTAAGCCTGTTACTGAAGCTGATATTGTTCGTCAAAGAGATATTAGGGAAAAAATGGAGAGGCCTAATGGGGTTACAACATCTGATATCGAACGTCAAACAGAAAAACGAAGGCGCAGGGAGAGGGCAATTACAGATTCTTTGAAGACGCTTCCTTGGGATTTAGAAGGTCGTCCTAGAAAGCAACGGATTTCTAACGATCCAGGTAGTATATATCCGCCTGAAGAAGATTTTAGAAAGATGAATAAGTTTGATTGGGGAATGAGATATGCTGGAGATGCGCCATTATGGCTTATGGGTGGTGGATCTTTTGCAGCCCCAGTTAGATATTCTACAGCAATGAGAGGAGCGAATGAAGTTGCTAATCCATTGGCGAGAACGGCATTCGGTCAACTTATTCGTTCGGCTAAATAGGATGATAAATACTATGAATAGTAGAATGCAAGCATATGATTATCCAGTCGTCAATGGAGAATCTCGTAATATAAGAGAAATCCCATATCCGATTCAGAGTTCTAATGAATATACTGGCGGTCGTCTTGTTATGAGCGATGGCTCATTGGGGCCAATGCCTCCATTTGGAACAGTTGAAAATGGTCGTGGGTATAAAGGTTTTACACCATCACAGCAAAGAAGCTATGATAGACAAAAAGAATTGGGAATGGATGCTGTAGGGTATGCCGCTGGTGAAGGTCTTGCTGGAGCAGCCTCTTATCTAGGTGGTAAGTTACTTAACTATGGTAGAGGGGTGTATTCTGCTAGAAAGGCGAGCAAGAGAGCAGCTCAGTTTGCGAATGCACTTGATGAATTACAGCCAGTTGTACAATCAAGAAAATACAAGCCAGTCAGACGATTATCAGAACAATACAAAGGTGACCGTCGATTAAAGAAAACATATGATTGGGCAAATGAGAAAGGCCAAGAAGCCATGGATTGGGCTCTCAGAGAGCCGCAATTTGCTGAGTATGTGAAAAGAAAGTCTGGTGATAGAATTGGTGCAGTCAGTGAAATGCTTAGACCTGGCTTTGCTGAAGATCTTGCAGGTGCACCAGTTAGAGAATATCTGCCGACAAAATATGCAGCTAGGATTAGACATTTGCCTCGCGAGGTAGCCGACGCTAGAATAACACAAATGTATCGTCAGGATCCATTCTTCAGACAATACTATAAAAAGGGTGCTGAAAGAGTTGCTAGAAATGAGAGATTTATTAGAGAAGAAGAGAGCGCCTCTCTTAATAGAGCCTTTGATAAGGCGAGAAAAGAAGCTGAGAAAAAGGCTAGAGCTAAATGGTGGGCTCAGTATAAAGATGCTAATTATATTGGCCCAGAACTTGGGTATAAAGAAACGATGAAAAAAGTTGTTCCAAATCCAGGAAGAATTCCAGATCTTATAAGATCAGAAGAGTTTAATCCAATACATGGGACTGACTTCTTCGGTAATACTTTTAACAAGCAACTCGCTCCGGTTAATGGATGGCGTTTTAGATAGTAGGAGGACAGTATGAAGAAGAAGACGAAGAAGGGTAGCAAGACTGGTAGCAAGGGTAAGGGCTGCTAATGCTCATCTCTCGCTATTTTACCAAGGCTGAGATGGAATGTCCTCTTACAGGAGAATGTAAGATGGATGAAGTATTCATGCAGCATCTTGATGAAATGCGAGAGGCCTATGGTAAGCCTATCTATATCTCATCTGGATATAGAAGTGGGATGGGAAATAGAAAAATAGGTGGGCACCCAAACTCATTGCACATGCGTGGACTAGCGGCAGATATACCTATGTTAAACCCATACGAGCGATGGGAACTGGTTAATGCCGCTATGTCCTGCAACCTTGGTGTAGAGGTGTGTGACAGACATGTGCATGTTGAGTATTTGGATGGGCAGAAGCCCAAGATGTGGAGTGGGAAAAGCAAGTAGGGGTTATGAAAGAAGTAACGATAAATCATCCAACTGGAGCTAAGACATACTATGTGTATTCTAAAGAAGAGGCTGATGAGGCTAAGATAGAATATAAGCATTGGAGACATGGTGATGAAGGCGACTATATCATAAGTGATGATGGTATTGTAGCCAAGGTTATTGTGAAGAGGCGCTATCCTACATCTAGAAATGGTGACAAAGATAAGTATTATTATAGGTGTGCATGGGGATCAACATTCTTGTTCCCACATCTTGAATCACAGAAGATGAAGGCAGAGGGGCGTATATCTAGATACGATGTCGGTAAGATTAGTAGCATTGAAAGAGCGATGTCTTCTAATCTTATGAAGAATCTAGCTATGGTATACGCGATGACAATGAACCATGAGAAGACGATTACTCATGTGTTTCCAGAGGCGTCTCGTAAAGAATATCGTCAACTAAAGCGTCGCATGTGTACAAAGGTATTTAGAAATATGGTAAGACAAGAACTTAGAGAACATCTCGAAGAAGCTGGAATAAATGAGGCTAAGGCCCTAAAGTTTCTTAAAGAGATTATCGAGATAGCCAAGGAAAAGAAAGATGTGACGAATATGCTTCGTGCATTTGAGAACATGAAGTCTATCCTTGGTATGGAGACGAAGGAGAAGCAGTCTACTACCCTTCAGATAAGTACTGGTGGCAATAGAAAGCTTATTGACATGCTTAATGATGAAGAAGCTAAGATGACATTAACACATAAGGTGGAGAGAAATGTCGAAGTCGAAGAAGCCGGTGAAGATAACGGACGAGAAGTGGTGGACGCGGAAGCAGTCGAGATCATTCAAGATTAGAAAAAGTCAGACAGTAGATAGGCGTTCACAAAAAGAGGACGATGATGAAACTTCCTTATGGTAATAGAGACTTAGAAAACTATGAAGATCTCTATGAGCAGTTTCATGTTCTAAAGAAGCTAAAGGGCAATATGCCTTTATTCGGTAGGGTATGTTTCCCAACTGCTATAAGTAAGGAAGTTGCTCCATTCCACCATAGGATATGTAAGTCATTAGGTAATACAGCGTTGAAGAGAGTGCTTGTATCCGCACCGAGAGGTAGTGCTAAGAGTACATGGTTTAACCTAATCTACCCTATGTGGCGTATAGCATTTAAGAGCTCTAATGAAGATATCTTCATCGTAATCATATCAGAAGCGCAATCTCAGTCTATTAACTTCTTGGGTAGAATAAAGTATCATCTTAATAGTTCTGAGAAGTTCAAGGAGTTATTTGGCGATCTAGGCGAGAAGACGGCCATACGCTGGACGAATAATGACGTCATCTTAGCTAATAATGTACGTATCGTTGCCCTTGGTACAGGACAGAGAGTCCGTGGTTTTATTGAGGGTGACACTCGACCAACTGATATTATCATTGATGACTTTGAGTCTGAGCTTAACGCCAATACACCAGAGGCTAGAGCAAAGAATAGAACATGGGCATTAAACGCAGTGTTCCCTTCTATTGCTGATAGTGGTAGAATATTGATGGTTGGTACACCAATATCAGAAGACTGTTTCTTATATTATGCTAAAGACTCTAAGGTGTGGGACTCTAACTGGTTTGCAGTGTGTGAGGATCTTAGTGCCGCACTTGATGGTGATGATGAAAATGCTGGTCTGTTATGGTCTGCAAAGTATGATACGCAGAAGATCATTGAGATATACGATGAATTCAAGAATACTGGTAATGTTCACGGCTTCTATCAGGAATACATGTGTCAGCCGCAGTCTCCTGGAGAAGCCCCGTTCCAAGAATCTTACTTCAAGGAGTTTGGTGCTTTGTTAGAAAGAAAGGGAAGTGACTGGTACCTAACTTATGGTTCTGGCGAAGGAGAGACACTAATACCCATTGATCTTTATATGGGAGTTGATCCGGCGTCATCTCTATCCATTAAGGCTGATTATTTCGTGATTGCAGTAGTAGGAGTGGATAGTCATGATAACCGTTATCTTATTGACATCTTTCGTGATCGTATTAGGCCGTCTGAGCAGCCTCAAAAGATTATTGATTGGTATAAGAAATATAAGCCTAGGAAAACGAAGATCGAGTCTACAGCGTACCAGGAAGCATTGCGTGACGGGGTACGCGCTATTATGCGGGATAGTGGGCTCTTTATTCCTGGTATTGAGTCTGGTCTCAAGCCTCGTACACCAAAGTCTGAGAGACTTCTTTCATTAGTCCCTCACTTTGCTAGAGGAAAGTTCTTTTTCAGACCGGAACATAGATCTGTAAAACTTGAGTTTACGTCTTATCCTAGAGGTAAACACGATGACGCCATGGATGCTATATGGTCTGCATGTCAGGGAATGACACGATGCCGTAGAGACGCTAAGAAAGATGAGTCGAAGAGAAATGCGCGAGAAGACAAGAAATATGATTGGATGTCTGACTTTTAATAAGCGGAGATGAGATGAACGAATTAAACAAGAGCGAGTTACTCAAGGGTAAGTACAAGAGCGGGCAAGAGCTTGTTACTGAGACCATCGCTTTATATGAGACATTCAGAGACCTTAGGACTGATTGGGCTCAGATGGCTCAGGAGAACGCAGAGTTCCGTCTTGGTAAACAGTGGTCATCTGAGCAGGTTCGCACACTACAGGACAGAGGACAGGCCCCTGTAGCTATAAATAGACTACATCCAGCTGTTGAGACCGCTAAGGCCTTGCTGACATCAAACCGTCCTTCGTTCAGATGTGTAGCTAGAGAAGATAGCGATAACAAGGTCGCTAGGGTGATGTCTGGATTGATGGAGTATATCTGGCAGATTAGTGATGGTGAAACGATCCTTCGTAACGCTATTGATGACTATTATGTCAAGGGGATGGGAGCTATCTGCGTTTACATTGATCCATTTGCCGATATGGGTAGAGGTGAGGTAAAGATCAAGGATATTGATCCTCTTGATATCTATATAGATCCTAACTCAAGAGATCGCTTTGCAGACGATGCTGAGGTAGTCGTCTCTCGTTTGTTCACAAAGGAGCAGGCTAATCTCCTTGAGTTTAACTACAGAGATGCTATAAAGGCTGCCTCATCTGATTATATATCAGACAGACCCGAGACTGGCAATTCTAGTGAGCTTCCCATCTTCTTCCCAGAAGGTGTGACGACAATGACTGTTGGTATGACGTATAAGAACACTGAGTATATTAGAGGATACGAGAGGTTCTCCCCATTGTATCTTACATACTATAGAACATTTGAAGCGTTTACTGGTAAGGAGGATTTGCTTGACGATTTCAAGTTTAAGGAATATGTAAATAAACCGGCATGGATTATAGGTGAACAGATTGTAACCGATCCATTTCAAGTACAGCAGATGATGGCACAGATGCAGCAAATGCTTTCTGAAGCTGAGCAGGGAGATCCGGCAGAGCAGATGCCAGAACTGCCGCAGATACAACAGGTTACATATTACGATCTTATAAAGATGGGACAGATAGAGGTCATTAAGACACCAATTAGGCGTATTGTCCAGTCTGTTATCATGGGTGATAAGCATCTTTATACTAGAGTTCTGGAGACGGATAAGCATCCTGTCGTCTTATTCATGAATGTTCATACGAGAACTCCTTATCCATTGTCAGATGTTGGTCTTGTTAAGGATTTGCAGAGGGCATTGAATAAGATGCAGTCCTTGATTATTGCCCATGCTACAACAAGTACGAATATGAAAGTGCTTATTCCAATGGGTTCTGTTGACATGCAGGAGTTTGAGCGTAAGTGGGCACTACCTGGTGTTGGTATCGAAGTTGATATGGACATGGGCACGCCTATTGTTGCTCAGCCCCATCCTCTTCCCAATGAACTCTATATGCAGGTGAGTGGTTATAAGACTGATATTGATCATCAGCTTGGTCTATATGAGATGATGGCTGGCAATTCCGGTGCAGCCCCTACTACATACAAGGCTACTATTGCTATGGATGAGTTTGGGCAGAGAAAGATTAGAAGTAAGCTTAGTGATATTGAGAGCGGACTGAGACGGGTTGGTGAGGTCGCCCTCGCCTTTATCCAGGCTCTTTATACTAGTAAGAAGATATTTAGGATCATTCAGCCTAATAACTCTATCAATGAGTTTATTATCAACAACAGAATGGTTGATGATAAGACGAATGAGATAAAGGTGATGAATGATGTATCAGTTGGTAAGTACGATGTTATCGTTGTTGCGGGCTCAACTCTTCCTACAAATAGATTCGCTGAGTTAGAGCTTTATATGGAAGCATATAAGAATGGAATCATTGATCAGGTCGAAGTTCTGAAGAAGACTGAAGTCTTTGACATAGAGGGTGTGATCCAAAGGTCTAGCATGCTTAATCAGTTACAGGGTGTTGTGCAGCAACAGCAGGAAGAGATCAAGGGGCTTAAGGGTGACAAGCAGACGAGAGATCGTGAGAATCTTCACCTTAAGCAGCGTCTTGAGGTTGAGAAAACGAAGGTTGAATTAGATAAGTTTACCAATCAGGCAAAAGCTGGAGGTCAGGTTTATGAAGAGACATTAACTAGATTATTGCAGAATACAAAAGAAAAAGGTAAATTAGAGATTGAAAAAGAGAAGTTGAATCTCAAAAGACAAATGATAAGTAAAAGAGAATCATCTTCTAACAAAAAGAAGAGGTAGTTATGCAAGATCCATTTGGTCAGACTCACCCAGAATCCTGGCAGTCTGATGAAGAAAATCCGGTTGCCTTTCCGTCTTTCGATGAAGCGTTTAGTACGCTGATTGGAATTGATGATCCTGAACCGACTCCTATTGTAGAGGATACTCGTGAATATCAGGATAATGATAGCGTTAGGTATCAGTATTGGCAATCGCAGGCTGACAAGTTAAAGAACGAATTGGAGGACTTAAAGCGGACTGTCTATGAGAATTCTGCTCAGAGAGAAGTTATTGAGGAAGAGCAGAAATTCCCTGATCCGCCAAGTGCTCCTCGTAAGCCCGCTGGATTCTCTTATGAAGAGGCGATGTCAGACGCCCGTTCTGAGAGTGCGCGGTACCTTTCGGAGAAAGAAGAGTATGATAGGAATATCAATGACTTCAATTCTCTTCGTGTTGAATATGAACTTGCCCAGCTTAGGAAGGCTAAGGAGACCTTTGCCGAAGAGCAGAGAATGCTTTCCGAGCAAGCTGAGATGGAGTATCAGCGAGAGATGCAGATGAAGCAGGCCGCACAGACTGCAATGCAGCGATATGGTGCAGACCCTGCTACTGCAATTAGATTCGTTCGCGAGATGTCTTCTCCTGAGAGTATTACGATGGACAACCTTTGGGCTCTTTACAATATGCGTAGTAATGGGAGAGTCCCAAGCCAGCAGTTTCGTCAGACTCAAAGGGCTCAGCAAGTTGCTCCTCCTATGGGTGTTGTTCCAGGTGGTAGACAAGAGCCACTTGGGCGAAGTGTTGATGATATCATAATGGATAGCCTTGTGGATGACTATAAGAAGAGGAATCCATGGGGATAATTCGATAGGAGACAAATATGGCTGATTTATATTCTACTAGTTTTAGCAATACTGCCAACGGAATTAGCATTGACGACAACCGTCGGCTGTTTAATTTCGGCGAGCGTATTGCCGAGTTGGCTCCTCAGGAGTCACCGTTTTTCACTTATCTGAGCAAGGTGTCTAAGAAGCCTACGGACGATCCTGTCTTCAAGTTCATGGAGAAGCGTCACCAGTGGCAGCGTAGAAACTTCTTCCTTGGTGAGGATGTATCTTCTGTTACAGAGTATGTTGCTGGCGTTACAGTTTTGAATGGTGACCTTGTTAAGTTGTCCTGCTATTACGACAAGTATGGTCGTACTAGTACAACTGCTGTCGCTCCTCAGTTTATTCTTAAGAACCAAGTGGTCGCGTTCAAGGACACGGATGGTGTCCTCCGGCACTTTAAGGTTGATGCTACTCCCACTCCTGATGGTGGCGGTACATTTACTGATACCAAGATGATTGCCATGTTCAGTGCTACTTGTGCTTTTGCTAATGGCGTTGAGGGTCAGGTTGTAGGTACTCAGTGGGCTGAAGGTTCTACCGACCCTGATGGTTGGGTGGACTACCTGTATGACCGTCAGGGATACTGTCAGATCTTCAAGACGGCTATTCCGATGTTCTCTGGTACTTCTCTTGCCACTCGTTATCGTGGTGATGCTAATGAGTACAAGCGTGTGTGGGCTGAGAAGTTGATGGAACACAAGATGGACTTGGAGCACGCTATGCTCTTTAGCCCTGGTGTTTCTACCACTTCGTCTGACTCTACTACGAGAACTACTATTGGTATGCTGCCTTATACCTTGGCGAATGGCACGACCCAGTCCTTCACCTATGCCAACACTGGTTACGATGACTTCATCGACTTCCTGTCGACCTTCTTCGCTCCTGAGTCTGGCAACAGTGGTGATAAGCTGGTGCTCGCTTCTCGTAACCTGCTTGCTTGGTTCAACAAGCTGGGCAGTGGCAACTTCTTGAATAACATTCTGCCTGCCAGCTCTCGTCAGCTTGACATCCAGAACATCAAGGGTAGCTTCGGCCACGAGGTTACGAAGATCAACACCATCTTTGGCAATCTGCACTTCGTGCAGGAGCCTCTGCTGCGTAATGGATTTGAGGATTACTGCATTATCGTTGACCTGAAGAATGTGTCTTATCGTCCACTTGTTGGTAATGGCATTAGCCGCGATACGCACATCATCACCAACGTGCAGAACAACAATGTCGACGGTCGTAAGGACATTATCATTACGGAAGCCGGTCTTGAGATCCAGCTGCCTGAGACGCACGCTGTCCTCACCTGGTCTTAATTAGATTCACGCGGTGGGGTGTTGCATGACTAGTGATGGTACTTTTGGTAAACTCAAGAGTCAATTGATCACTGGTACAATTGTATCTAGTGCTCAAGGCGGATTCTATGATGCATCAGCTTATGGTGAATCACCGTACTATAAGATTCGATTTGATCCACAGGCTACAATGGGTGCTGTGACCATTACTGTCGCTGTTATCACCACTGCCTAATTATAGTGGGGGAGCAATCCCCCACTACCCTTTTCCTTAGAGGTGTTTAATGAGTCTTACAACACAGATAGAGCATTATGCTGGGAGCACTCTTGGATACTCATCTGTGATTGCTCAGGCTATCAATGATGGTATTGTTGATGTTGTTACCAAGGTTATCGCCCTTAGGCCTGATCTCTCCCATTACTTCTCCAAAACAGAGACGATAACTGGTTCAGGTGGCGTAGCTCTTGACTACTCTTTACCAATACTAGCTGTCGAGAGAAATGGGTATAAGTGCATGCCAGGCACCCTTGATATGAAGGGAAGATATATTGATCCAACTAGTTTGCTATACGCGACAAAGTTTGACCCTGTTTACTACATAGATAAGCAGGGTGCCTCATCCTATGTGTATATTAAGCCTAATCCTACTATCACTGAGAACGGATATGTTGTCAAGGTTACGATTGGTACTGCCAATGACAATACTAGTTCCATTACTTACTTCCCATCTAATATGATTAATCTTGTTGTATTGTACTCTTCAATTCGATTATTGCAGGCTAAGATTGAAACATTACGTAGCTTTTTGCCAACCGATCTTGATAATCTAACAGCATTTGACGCTATATCTAACCTTAGTACATCATCAATGATTGATAATACAACTGGTCTTACATACGATCTGTCCTCTGATCTTGCTATTCTTAATGGATACATAGATAATGATGAGGATATTGAACTGGCTGGTGCTAAAATGGCAGAGATCAAGGCTAAGTTTGATATGATCAAGGCTGAACTTGAGGATAAGGTTGCAAATGCAAGTGTAACTGAGCGTGAATATGCATCAAATATTAGCAAGAACTTCCAAGCTTTTTCTAATAAGATTCAGAAGCAGATGCAGGAATACCAGATCTATGCTGAGAAGATAAAGGCTATATCAGCTGAGTATGCTACATCGTTCGATGCCATTGGAGGTAATACGAAGTGACAGTATTCACCCTTATTGAAATAGTTCAGGGGCATTTCCCTAATAAGACAGCTAGAGAGATTATCTCTATTGCCAATAGAGTGCTCAAAGAGATAAGTAGGAGAACTGGATATGGTAGTAGGGACTATACGCTTTATACAACAACAAATGACCAGATGTACTATCAGCTTGAATCGTCTGTCAGACGTGTTGAAAGAGTTGATCTTGATGATGAACAGATCAATCGTTTGGTGGATATTCCTGCTGGGTACCATAGGGACGACGCTGTAATTGCTGGTGGTGGAGGTATTGTCCATGATAGATAACTCACAGTATGTCTATTGGATAGATAATAATGACATAGCAGTGGCCTACTACGATGATAGTGAGAAGACATTTACAGCTGTAGACGCCGATAAGACGCTGTCTATTTGGCATAACAAGATATGTGATCCAATCCCATCCACCGAGACTGATGGTTGGAAAAGCAATGCTATTGATATTGCTGAAGAATATGAGAATGTTCTCATCATGGGCATCTTGTACGAGATGTATATGCTTGATCCAAGCAGGATGTCTGAAGGTGGCAAACTCTTTATGGCCTATGAAAAGAAGCTAAAGGACATGAAGAAAGAAGCTGCTAGGAATTCGAAATATAAGACACACACAGTTAGACCAGTTGATTACTAGGAGACAAGATGGCTAAGTTAAATGTGATCTTAAGAGACGCTGGTGGTAACTCTAAGTCTGGATATAGAGTCGTTATCAAGGATAGTGGTGGACAGATTGTCGCTGATACCAATGAGTTGACAATTATTGACAATGGAGATGGTACTTATGTGACATCTACTGATGTTGACCCAGGTACTTATGATGTCTACTATTCACCCACTGGATCAGGCACATTAGCTCCTGTGCCTGGTTATGAGAGCTTTCCTTTCGGTGGGGCGATAACTGGTACTATCCCTATAGAAAACGGTGGTACAGGGGCTGATAACATTACAGATGCTCAAACCAATCTTGGTGTGCTGATTGGTACAAATGTGCAGGCTTATAGTGCTAATCTTAAGGATCTTGATGATAGCATAGCCCTTCTTGGTGTATCAAATGGAGTAGCTGTGTATGATGGAGCTACCGAGACGATGTCGTTTATAGATATCGCCACTGGGCAGGCCAAGCTTGGTCTGGCAAAGGGTAGCGAAGTTCAGGAATATAGCAGTGTGTTACAGAGTCTTGCTGACTTGGCAACTCCTGCTGGTGATGTATTCCCATATATGTCAAATGATCATAAGTTCTACAATGCTACATCATCTAGTATTAGAACCAAGATGGGACTTGGCAGTGTGGCAACTGTTAACATTGTTCCTATAGAAAAGGGTGGTACTAATGCATCTGATTTTGATACTGCTAGTATAAATCTAAAGTTGCAGAAGGGTGTTGATATTCAAGTATATAGCACTCTTCTTGATGATGTAAGTAATCTTGTTCTTGCAGACCCAGCATCATATGAATTCTTAATGATATCTGATACTGGGATAGAGAAGAAAAAAGCAGTCGATGTTCTGCCATTGTTTAGTCTTGGTACTGTTATAGAAAAAGACTTTACTACTACTGGTGAGACTCTAAAGGTTCCAGTCTTTACTAGTGAGGGAATGAGATTCCCAATCTACACAAGGACTGCTCCAACGCCTAGTTCTTCGAATGTAGGCTTGGTCTATTTCAAAAGGACGGGTACCTTTGCAAGTGGTGGCAAATTCGGAATGTACTGTGTTTCATATAATAGCAATCTTCTTGGCTACACATATGAGACGAAGACGATATTTGAGACAACTTGGTGATAGGAGGATATTATGTCAGATGACAAACGATTTGGCCCAGAGGCAAGTGTCGAAGTAATACACGGAGCAGGCATTACTGTCGGGACAGAGTTGGAGGCTGGATATGCAGCTAGACGTGGTATTCATTGCAATGTAGAAGGAACATATCGTATATATGCTTCTGATGGTGAAACATATACTGATAGATTCTTATTAGGTGGGGCTCTTTATCCATATGTGAATACTAAGATAACCGATACTAGTAATAATGCCGTCTTAGACGGTGCTGTATCAGCCGAAGCATAGGAGGACATAATGTCACCTTTTGGACTATCTAGTGTTGGTGGTGGTGGAAGTCTTGTAGACTATACTGCTCAGATTCTTCGTGACTATGACTTTACGGTTGAACCAACTGCTGGTGAATGGACTGATAGAATCAGTGGAAGTACAATGCCAACACCTGCATGTGGAGTGAGTATTCCATTCTCCGGTGTAGCAAATACTTACATCAAACCATATTTTTTTAACCCAGCTACATGGGGTGCTGCTGTCGGAAGCAATAGCTTTTGGTTTTCATTTTCATTTTGGGCAGCTTCTGACTGTGCAACAAATGCGGTATTATTTAACGGTAGTAGCAATGGTTCTGATGGATTCCAATGTTTATTGACTGGGGATAATAAGATTTTAGTAGTGGGTCTTCTTTCTGCTGGTTCTATATTTATTTTATCTTCTGCTACAATAGTAAGAGAACAATGGAATAGAGTCGTTGTGCAGATAGATAGAGCAAAAAATAAAATTAAACTCTACTTAAATGATAATGCAGTCCAAGAGGCAACATTAACAGGATCTGGTACAATTAGTATGGGTTCTGTTACTTCATTTAAAATTGGCGGTGGCGATGGGGCTACTGTTAGTTTCAAGGGGAGAATGGGTGGATGGCAGCTTGGTATAGGCGTCCTTTCACTAACAAATATATCACGAGTACTCAATGGCCGTGAAATTGATTCAGGAGTAGAAGCAACTTGGTCATATCCTAATCTTAATCAATATGGTCAATATTCTACTAATCTGTTTATTACGAACTATTTTAGCGATGACGCCGTGATAGTAGATGGTGTTGGATGTACTGTAGAAGATCTTGGTTCGTATGTCTCTGACGTCGTTAGACGATTTAGAGTAACGATAAGCGCAGGGAATTCTTTACCAGCTGGATTTTATGGAATGAAAGTAAAAGGTAGTGTTCATGGTATGCTAACAGTTGTTACATACTATCGAATTTCAAGCACAAGCAATGCATATGTTGGAGCTGGAACATCAGCATCAGCAAAAATAATTTCTGCTGGAAATGGTGGTGGTGGTTTTGCTGCTGATGGTCAAGATGTTTATGCTGGGATATACTATGCTGGTGATGGTAGCGCAGCAGATGCTGATTTTGCTATAAGCAACATTACTAGATATGGAGAATATGTTGTTAATCAAAGTGGTACTATTATAGATCTTTTAGCCGTGGCTACACAAGAGAGCACTGATTTTCTTGGAGTAAGAGAGTGGCTATATCCAGGCACAGCAACAGTTGAACTAAGTCTTTCTGGAAGTGAGGAAGTCGGAGCTGGTGTCACACTTCCTGCTGATGAAGGATGGGGTATTGCATTTCATGGCTATCAAGATTCATTATTATCTGATGATACTACCTACCTCACTCTTGGCACAAGTTCTATTGCTGATTGTGTGACCCTAGGTCATTCTTCAGGTGTGATGTTTGCTAAATACTTGACAACTAATGGTAGTAGAATCGTGACTTTTCCAAGATCTGGAGTCACTGGTGGTTCTGGAGTGGATGAGGGCACATGCGTTGTCTATGACGCAGACTATGACGTTCTTCGTGTATATCGCAATGGAGCGAGTATTGATACTACTATATCAGAATCACTTGGCACAATGGATACACTAACTGGAATTCCAGTAATACTTGGTAGTGCTGATTCTGGTTCTCCAAATACCATAAATGTAAATGCAAAAGCACTAAGAGTCTATAGAGGAACAATACCAGCTATTGTTGCGAAGGGTATTTCAAAATGGGTGTAATACGCAAAATATTCCTATTATTAATGATGCCATTGTTATCATATGGATATTGGAGGACTGGAATTCAAGATTTCTTGGAATCTCCAGAGTGGGAGGCTTGTCGAGATGCCGCAGTTATAGATGCTGCCGCTAGTACTAATATTCTTGATATTGGTGTATATCAAATACCAATAGAGGTTATTGGTCTTTCAGTAAATGGGATACCCCAGCTAGATGAAGGAGATCAATCATGGAATCCTCTTACACTTGAAATTATGCATAAAATTGTAAAGCATTTGAACCAGTCATTTTGGGGAGAAAATGGTATTCCAATATATTTCTTTGAGAGTGGGCTTAGAGGTGCTGGTAATGGCGTGAGATTTCTTGACATAAGTGAAAAAGCATTTAATGCATATGAAAGTATTGGGTGGGATATGCTCGCCCCAGTGTTCTCAGATAGTAGATGTTTTACATATTTGATTACACAGAATTCTAGTCTTGGATTTAAGCCAATATGGGGAGGTGAGACTCACTATGTCGCTGGATTCGCAACATTATCGTGTGATAATGAGACTGGGATGTTTGAGATAGCGGCAGCACATGAAACTGGTCACATGCTTGGTCTAAAGCACACATTCGCTAATTCACTTGCAGATTTTGAATACCCAGATGGAAGTAATTCGTTAAATGTTACAGATGGTCTTACTGATACTCCTAGCACTATAATTGGTCAACCAGCTTATAATGGCACAATAGAACTAGGAGTCCCTGCGATGAGTGGTCTAAGATCTGGCGAAGATTGTACTTATTATCCAGACGGTGGGTCATGGCCAAGTAATAGCGTTGTATATCAATGGTTAGCGACACATCCGACATTTGATAAATATGACTTTGTTATGGATTGGAACAACTTAATGGGGTATAACGGATGGACAGCGTGGGAAATTAGTGAGCAACAAGCATGGTTGATGAAAGAGGTTTTAGACTGGATGAAGATAAACAGTTCTGCTGGAGTTGGTCTTACGCCAGCTAGTATTCAGATCTACGATGCAATTACGCCTACCATAACTGGGTCTCCTCCTACGAATATAAGCTGGGCTCGTATTACAAATGATAGGCAGGGGTATATTGGGTTTCCAGATGAGTATCAAGTGTTTAGTAGGACGGCGTTGAATGGTACTTGGATGTTGAGAACTACAATAGACGCTACAGGACTTCTTGATAGTTATAGTTATGTGCCATCTGTTACTGACCCATATTGGAGAGTGCAGGCAATTGATACGCAGTCTGGATTTACATGGGAGTGGCCAACTGCTAAATGGGCTGATTATATCTTCTGGACTTCGGATGAAACATTTAATAATACTGGTTACCTTCGTGGTGACTGTCACTAGGAGAAACACATGGCTCAACCTGCTAAGATTAGAGAGACAATACGACTCATAGCAGATATATCGACAGCATTGCTTGTCGCTATTCTTATTGGTACATTTGCATGGGTAAGAGAAGTTGATAGGAAGATGGTTGAACTTGATACAAACCAAAGGATCACAATGGGATCTGTTGAGAAGATGACTGGAGCAGTCAGCAGCCTTGTTGAAAAGGTGGCTAAATTAGAGGGGCAGAATGAACACGCTGAACACAGGTGATATCCTTCATGTGAGAAAGTTTGGCAATCCTGTGTCATTGATTGTCAGACTTTTTACCAAGCCTAAGTCTGTCTTCACATTCAAGTGGGCAGCTAGTCACACAGCTATATGTGTGGTTGAAAATGGTGGGACATGGATCTATGAGTCTCATTTTGGTAAAGGAGTCAACAAGGAGAGATATGATGTCTGGGTTAAAAAGAACAAGAGTCATCGTATTACTGAGATGGATGCTACTGGCCATCGTTATCGTATCGCTAAGGCTGCAAGACACTTTTACGGGTATCCTTACGAAGATGTCCTATCTATGTGGAAAATCCCATTTGACAAGAAGGGGAGAAGTTCGGAAGAAATCTTCTGCACAGAGCTGATATTGAGGATATATGACATGGCTGGTATGTCATTATGTCTTGATCCAGAGAACACAAGCCCAGAAGAGTTGAGACAATACCTTGAAGGAGCTAATGCGTAAAGCAAATAAGACCATCGTTGTCCTCCCAGATATTCATACTCCGGTTGAGGACACAAAGGCTTTCAACTGTGCATTGAAGATAATCAAAGAGATAGACCCTAACACTGTTATTCAGATAGGCGACATAGGAGAGTGGGAAAGTGTCAGCATGTGGAAGTGGAAAAAGCAGAGACGCCCACCTCTTGAATATCAGTTACCCTTTGTAGAGAAAGACATAGACGCTGTCAGAAAGGTCATGAGAGCTATAAATAAGCAATTTAACGGTCAGCTTATTGTGATAAAGGGTAACCATGATGGGTGGCTTGATAATTTCAATAGAGAGAACCCCTATCTAAAGGACAAGTATGATTTCAATTCTGCATTTGAATATGAGTGTAGTGAGATTGTAGAAGCTGATGAGTTTCATAAAGAAGGGAGTTTGTACTTATACCATGGGCATCACTATCAAGGCGTACTCCACACTAGGGCGCATCTTCTCTCTATGGGAGAGAATGTCATGTATGGGCATTGGCATGATGTTCAACAGTACACTCTTACCCGTGTTGGCGGAACTATCTCAGCGTGGTCTATTGGCTGTCTGAAGGATATGTCAAGCCAAGCAAACAAGTGGCTAGGTGGTCATCCTGTGAACTGGAAACATGCCGTAGCCGTGATTGAGTTCTTCGGGTCTAAGTTCTTCGTCAGGATAATTGAGATTATTGATGGAAAGTGCAGCCTTGATGGTAAACTATTGGAAGGATAGGCCATGCCAAAAGACATATATGAAATTAGAGCTTTTACATCCGGGCTAATGTCAGCCCCCTCTGAGTCTGATATACCTGATGATGCTGCTTCTTATTCTTTAAACATAGATCCATCTGTAGAAGATGGCAAGCTAGGCGGTATACCGACGGATGTTGAGTATAGTCTTGTTGGTCAGGAATTCTACGCTAGAAAAATGACAGAGATTGAGTACTATCATGAAGGAGATAGCAGACCTAAGACTACACTTGTTTACTTTGACCACAGCGTTAATAGAATAAAGTACATTGATAATTTCTACTATGAGACTTCTCCATACACAGCAGAGCAGAGCGAAGAGATAGCTGCATCTCCATACTTAACCTTCTCTCCATATAATCATGCAGTTCATATTGGCCTAGGCCCTAGTGTAGAGCCGAAGTGGTTTGGATATCTAAGCCATGGTCAGGATGGATCTACAGTTCCACCCAGTCCAACTCCATATCTTACTTCGGCTAAGTTGGAGAAGATAGCTGGTGGTGACACGACTCCAGATGGGATGTATAAATCTGTCATTATAAATGACGGTGCTACTGAGTATATGGTTGGCTTTATCTATGGAAGAGATCGCCTCTTCGCTATAAATATAGCAGATGGTACTACATATTCATATTCTACCCAGAATAATGACTTGTTACCATTCGTAAAACTTCAGGCTATATGCGATTGTATAGATGATACCGTTACTGGATATGGACAATGTTTCTATGTTTACGATAAAGATAGTTCTGAGTATGGTACTGTTTATAGGATAAAGTTTGATCCTACTGGCACGCCTAAGTGGACAATAGATGCGACAATAAGTGTGTCTAATTTTGACAAGGGTTTAGAGAACCCTAATACATATGAACTTACTGATATGGAGCAAAGTAAGTACGAAGAAGATGAAGCTACTAATAAGTTCTATTTCTGGTTTGCTTTCCACAATACCGCTGGGCCAGTTAGAGTGTGTAAGCATCGATCAGGTGATCCTAATGAAATAAGTTCACTGACAGCCGAGAACTCAGTTGGTTATCCCACACTACTCTTTATGTCTAATGAGTATTCATGGAGTGGCGTTACTGCTCTTACGATGAAGAATATGACACCATCACTACGATTAAAGAATGCTAATAGAGATACTTGCGAGAAAGGCCAGTTCTGTCATAGTGATAATATCGGTGCTTACCACTACTTCGAATTTAACACTTTTATGAAGCCACTGTGTAAGACTGGTGATCTTAATGGCGATATAGCCTACTTCTTCAATTGTAGAGAAGGAAATATTGGGCCAAAAATAAAAGTATCTAGTCCTGATGATAACAACTGGTCGCACATAGGTTTAGCTTGTTACATAGTAGGTGTGTTAAATACACCTGGTGGGAGCTGTCTTCCTGATACTAACGCTAATGTTAGAATTAGGGGTGTCCAGACTGGTCGTGAGGAGTTTGATGGGTCTGGAACTAATGTGTATAATAGATCAATATCAGGATTTCAGGCTATCTATCTTGGTGACAACATATTAGTTTCTATTTCCACACCAAATATGACTACAATGTATCTATATGCTACTACCGCTTTTACTTTATCAAGTGTATCTTTTGGTGCATTTTATTATTACCCAACCAATCCAGGGGGAGAAATAGAATCCTCTCGAACTTATGGATTTAGATATCTAGAAAATGGGACTACATGGACTCCATATGGTACTGATGTTACTGCTTATAAGCATACAGAAGGTGATTCTGTTGTAGTCACAATAGGAAATGGGTCTATCATCAATACGCCTGATGAGATAGTAGTGTGTAAAGATAATGGCGGATTCCAATTATCAAAGCTATCTTATA